GTACCGTTTGCACTTCTAAGCTCAATATAGTGTACCCAAGAACGTAATGTGCCATTCATATAAAGTCTACTCATTGTACAACCTTCAGGCAGTACTGCACGAGCCTGCTCTTTAGCGATACCATTGTCCACAGCAAACTGATATGCTTCCTTAGCCGCTACAATTACTTTCTCTTGTTGTATTCTCCACATAGCGGACAAGCGACTATCATCTACTCTAATAGAGTTTTGTCTATTCTTTGTGTCCTGCATACGCGCTTCACGTAGCATAAATGCCATATCCTTAGTAGGGTCTGCATACCTCTGAGAGAACTCTTGGAAGCTAAAGCTTCTATGTCTTAGGATTTGGCGAGCAATATCCCTTGTGGTTTCAATCTCAATAGTAGCACTAACCATCTCTAAGGGGGACCAGTGTTTATGTTTGATGAGGTATTTAATAAGCTGCTCATTGGTTTCTTTGTTAAACTGGTTACTAGGATTACTAACTCTAGCACAGAAAGCAATTAAGTCTTGTGCACTCTCCAAACCTTCCTTTAACATATCCGCACTAGGAGTGGAGTAAGAAATAAGAGTGGCTTTAGTAAAACTATTCCAATGGTTTCCAGGGGTACCAGACCCCATAGCAGTTACATCTATTTCTTGGTTATCGTTGTCAATTACCGGCATTTCATTCTCCTTGTTAGTTCTCTTTCGATATACCATTGTGCCTTCTTAAGGTCTTCAATGCCTCCATCTGAGTGCTTATCATCCGCTCTCCAGATGTATTTTACTGCGTTACCTAAGCAGAAGTTCATATGCTCAGTAACTTGAATAGCCTCAATCCCTGAAGGGTGGCTCTTGTAGTGTGTTGGGTTAATATTATCCATTTTCGACCTCCTTATATTTTTATATGTTAATTAGTATACCCAGCTGACTCCTGTATACCGGGTACCCCCCGTTACAGTAGCTACCTCATGTGGGTATAGGAAGTTAGAGGGGAATATAATAAGCTCCCCTTCCTCCAAGTATACATCTTCCCCCGAAAACATTCTTAAAGCGCCTCCTTCGTAGTCGTCATTGAAGGCCATTAGAAGAGTTATAGTAGGTATACCCTTTCTATCTCCATCAAAGATACTGGTTATATGGTCTACATGCTTTTGCATATTTTGACCTTTTTCATATCTATTAAACCTTATGGGGCTATACCCCTCCCAGGTACCCCACACTTTTTCAGTTTTGGCAAATACTTGATACTGAACTATCTCAAAATACAACTTCTCAATTATTAAGCTATTGTAGGGGGTAAAATCGTTGCACATATAAGACTCATCCTCTGTTTCCCTAGTAGAGGTTGTATTTGTATAAGGGTGGTAAAACTCATTTTTTCTCCACTCCCCTTCTTCCGCAAGAAACTGTACAATTTCCTTACACTCTTGGGAGCTTAGGAAGTTAGGAACCCTTTTAATGTAGTCAGTTAGTTTTTCCATTATATGCTACATGCTCCTGATTCACAACCTTCTACGATTGTTTCTGATTTATTCTCTTTATCCTTAGTTCTAATGTAGTACAACGACTTAAGCCCGTACTTCCACGCTGTAAGGATATCTCTTTTAACTCTATTACTATCTAATATCTTATTAGGTAATTTGGTTAGGTCATACCATTGATTTGTACTCATACCTTGGTCAATGAACTTCTGCAGTACCGCCATAAGCTTAATGTACTCAGAAGAATTATTACCAGGCATATCCCATGACTTCATATAGTAAGGCTCTTTCTCAAAGTCAGGTATTAAAGACTTAACTGTGAAGTTAGAAGCTTCAAATGTATCTGTTGTACTTTGAATAGGGTCAATACCTTGCGTAGAGTTGCTCACAAGTGATGAACTTGCCGTTGGTGGGATTGCACTTAATGTAGTGTTTCTTACTCCATACTCCTTAGCATCGTGTCTTAGTAACTCCCAATCACATAATAGGTCATTTGGGAAAATCTGGTCCACGTTGGCATTGTATGTATCTACTGGCATAATACCTTGCGAGTACAAAGACTTGTCTGAGTATTCACAAGCACCCTTCTCTTTAGCCAAATTGATACTTGCTCGTATTAAGCCGAATTGGAACCGCTCTGCCCATTGATGTGTTAGCTTTAATGCTGCAGTTGTTCCAAGCGTAGCTTCATTCTTAGCCAAGAAGTGGGCGAAGTCACTGATACCAATACCTAGGAATCTATAACCTTTAGTAGGGTACTCAGTAGCGTTCATAGGGTATTCCTGAACATCAATTAGGTTATCTAAAAATCTTACTAATAGTGAGGTTAGTCGGTCTAGCTCATCAATATGTTCTAGCTTACCAAAGTTAACACAGCCTAAGATACATAGTGCAACCATCCCGTTGTCTAAGTCATACCCTCTAATACCGTCTTCTAGCACCATATAAGGGGCATCCTTGGACAACCCCTCAAACTTAACCTCACGCGTTGGTAAGAAGATTTCACTACATAAGTTTGTCTGTGTAATCTGCTCATCAAACATACCTTGACGATTAACGTTATCAATGAAGTGAATATAGATACGACCTGTACCTACTCTTTCCTTAATCAATTTATTAAAGATTTCATTAGCAGGTAGTACCATTTTTCTAATTGAAGAGTCTTTCTCATACTCCTCGTACACAGAGTTAAATAACTCTGGCTGTCCGTACGTGCTTAGTAACAAAGGAACTTCTTCTGAACTAAATAATGTCCAATCCCCTTTCTCTAAGACACGCTTGAGAAATAAATCAGGTAGACCGATCGTGTAATCGATAAAACGAGCACGATTTGTATTACTTCCTTGATTATTCTTGTACTCCAATACATCCATTATCTCCCAGTTAAACACAGGGTAGTTAACTACAGTAGCTCCAGAGCGTAGACTATTCTGTGTGAACTGCTTACTAGCAGCTTCGATTGATTTTAATAAAGGTAGAGCACCTGTGTGCTTAACCGTGTTGTTCTTTACGGGAGCCATAATCCCACGAACGGGAGCCATATCCACCC